TCCTTTTCCACTGGTACCGCCACCACCGGTACTTCGACCTTATCCTTTAACGTTTGTTGAAGCTGCCTCCCACTGCTGGCATCTTCTACTGCCAGAACCCCTGCGGAGTGCGTTGTTATCGCAGATGCCGCCCAGTCCAACAACGCCGGAAATTCAAAGCGACCCCGCATCGCCCCCAGAACAATAATTTTGTTGTCCGCTGTCCAGGCGCCCATAACAATAGCGCTGTAGTCTGCCGATGTTTTTTCTGATGTTGCTGTATCGGCGAACAATGTCTTTGGCGCTTTGATTGTGACTAGTGCCTTGCCCGCTTCGTCAAACGTTCGCACTTCTATGATGTGCTCTTTCTTAAAGATGCTGCCAGATTCTGGTGACGGCTTTTGCTGGTAGACAGCATTGAATGCCCGCTCACCCACAGCTAATTTGATTTCTTCTAGCGCTCCTAGTCCATACCCCAGCATCAATCCACTGGAAGTTGTACACTCCGGCCAAAGCGGATCACCTGGTTTTCTCCAGTCATACCCCTCTTCCTCAGCAATGGCGGGGAAGTTGACCTGTTTCCAGTCCAGAACTTTGGGCTGTTCCTGTGGGTCTAATAGCCAACCAATCAGATCGTCATATCTGAAGCGGGTAGAGATGATTACCATCCGCCCGCCCGGCATTAATCGGGGGAAGGCAGTTTCTCTGAACCACATTCGCTGACTGATCTTATCTTTCTCTGAATCTGCATCAGATGCTTTACCGATTGGGTCATCAATAAGGAATAGATGAGCGCCTTTACCGTTGATTGATGTGCTAACCGTTGTAAAGAGTATTTCTCCGCCCGCAGTTGTGTGAAATCTGGTCTTTGACTGGGTGTCATCTTTCAGTTTTACTCCGGGAAAAATAGCCTGGTAAATCTCACTGTTGATACAGTCTCTCACCCAGCTACCAAAATCCGACGCTAAATCGGCAGTTGCAGATGCGAATATTATAAAGTGTTTTGGATTTCTACCGATGTACCAAGCGGGAAATAGTTTAGAACTATTCATAGACTTACTGTGTCGGGGAGGCAGGGACATCATCAGGCGTTTCTTATCTCCCCGCTCTACATCCTGGAGATTCCTGGCTAGTTCCTGGACATGCCTGGGCGATTGGTAGTCTTCATAGACTGCCCGACCGAACGATATCAAATCATCCCGGCAGTATTGTAGAAACTTCTGGTTGGTTAGCCTAGCTCTGTCCGCTGTTGTCCGGGGTATCCAGATTCGATTGTCGTTGTTCATAGTCCTCCACTACTGAGTCTATTGTTTTTGGTTCTACCCACTGCTGTATTTGAACCGACACCGGCAGGGGCTGTTGTTGCGGTGGGCGCTGAGAGATATCACTGTGCTTTTGCATATAGTATTTAAGACACATCGCAGCAGCGCTGGTCTGGTTGCGATGCAGCGGGTTCTCTGCGGTGTCTTCTAGAATCTCCAGGAACTTCTTCTGTTTCTTTGCGTAGCCCCGCATCGCTGCCGCCCGCATTTCAGGACCGAAATCAACCGACAGGTTAATCATCTCTTCAAAGCTGAGTCCCATCGCCGTAGCAATCTGCGGCATGTCATAGCCCTTAGCTGCCAGTATTTCTATGCGGGTAAGCAGTTCAGCGTTTGCCTTTTCTGGAAGCTGGGGTTGGTTTAGTTGGTTCGGGTTCTGGGGTTGTTGGTCTGTCATCTTCTACTATCATCCTTTTTGCTGGGACCTTGTCAGGCAGCCAGCATATACTGACGCAGGGAGCAACGGAGGCATTCTCACCTACCATTACCAGGGTTAGTCCATGCTGTAGCCCGCCGTCTTCCATCCACATCCCCAGCACAGCAGGCATTGCTGCAAACACTAATCTACCATTAGCGGTGGCATAGCGGGGGTCATTTTCCGGGATGTCGTCATCAGGGAAGAAGCCGTACCCAGGTTTAGTGGGGTCGTCTAGTGGTACGCCATCATAGATATAAATTCCACCTGTTCCGCTGTGGGTGTTGGACATGCAGCGCCATATGGTCGGTCCCTTTTCCAGGATGAATACGCCATGCTGCTGTGTGCAAAATATTTTATTGCCCGCCCTAGGCTGTGGAAGGTCTATATGATACAGTGGCAATTCGCCATGTCTTGTTTGCATTTAGTTACCTCTAAAACGGTACGTCAATTATTGGTACGTAGGTATTTGATTTCGGATACTCATCAAGTACATCCGGACCTGCCTCTTCTCCATTAGCTGGGTCGGCTGATCCAGGCTGCGGAAGCGGTTCTTCTTCCGTTTCTTTTTCGTCTTCTTCTGTTTCGTTTATTGTCGGCTGGTCTTCGCTGTCCATAAAGAAGTCCATTACCGTCTTCAGGTAATAGGTTGCTTCTTCTGGTGTTAGCAGTGGCTTAACCTTTGGACCAGCTGGAGCAGCGCCATCTGCTCCGCCTGCCGCTGGCTTATCTGCTTGTCCTGTTGCTGCGGTTAGCGCCTGGACAATGAACAGGAATTCCTGTGGTTCTGGTGTTGAGTATGGCGGGTACTGTAGTGATAGACCATCAATATCTTTTTCAGAGATGCCTTCTAGTAGCGGGTGCCCCATAATTTTGGCTGCTTTAAGCATCTTCTTAAGCAGGCACAGATAACCTTTGTCGCAGTATTGCACCCGCAATTCTTCAATTAGGTCCAGGAAGTCCTGGTCAATAAGTTCCATTGCCTTGCCTGACATAGAACCTTCAATAGATTCTAGGTCTTTGCGTACTGCTGACACTTGTTCCAGACTGGTGTGTTTTAGTTTAGAAGCAAAGTCAATTGCCGTAGACAATCCCTGGGCGTTGGTGTCCAGAAGTTTGGCGTCATGTCCAGACAGATCGCCGCCGACGCCGTTCTTTTCATCAGCTTCCAGCATCAGAGTATGAGCGGGACCTGTAATTTGTCCTTTCGAACGCTGCGTAGCATCCGGGTCGTCATCCGATCCTTTGATATTTCCTTTAATGACTAGCTGCGGGCTAGCATGATAGAACAATCCCCTACCAGTTTGAGACGACATATAATCATATTCAATGAAATTGTTGAGCGCTGATTCAAATGTACTCTTGCCGTCTGGGAATTCGCCGCCAGTTTGGTTTTGTATCCATACTGCAGGAAGAAAGCCCAGGGGGTTATTTGCTTTAGCACCTTCCTTAAGGAATTGAGTCATCTTTGGATTGGAATAACCCTCTACTGGGTTCCACTTCTGTTCGATGATCGGGTAGTATAGGCAGTCTTCTTTATCATTGACATGCCGAATGAACCAGTATTTGTTGGACGACTTTATTGGTTTACCTTCTGCGTCTACTTCAAAGAACGATGGCACCTGCCACCCAGGTATCGGGTAGTGGATGCGCACTTCTTCTAGCTGGTTGTAGCTGTCGAATACTGGAGTGACAACCCGGGCTTTAGTGATTTCAACTACAGATTGCGGCTTGTCCTGCCCCTTTACTTTGCGCATTCGGAACATAACCAATACGCTACCAACGCTTCCCCGCTTAACCGTCTCCATCATTTTGGAAATCAGTCCAGTTTCTTCTATGAAAGCCTGAACAGCTAGGCGCTTTTTATTATCTTTGTGGCGTATTCTAGGGGCATGTCTGCCGCCGAACAATTTGCGGGCACAAAGATCGGCTATGTGTCCTGGCAGATTGTGCTGGACGGCTGGCCGACGGTCATGTATGCTGATGTACCTGCCGCTGCCGTCTTCTTCGTCTGCAAAAGAAGTGGGTATCGCCGAATAAAATTCGCCATCTAGCCAGGCATCCAGGTATTGTAATTTTTTGAAGCGCTTACAGGCTTCCTGCCAAGGCTGAAATTGGTAGTATTTTTGGAGTATTTTTTGAAGCATAAATGCCTATGGGTTAGCCCTGTTTCATTATACAAGCTACGCTACCTGTTAAAATTACGTCATGTTCGACCCGAAAACGGTTAAGTTTTATCCCACTGTTAATCAACGTCCCAGGCATGGCATTCCAATTAAGAATGTTGTGATACATGCTACTGGCGGTACGTTTCAGGGCACAATCACCTGGTTCCAATCCCCCCGGGCACAGGTGTCAGCGCATTACCTGGTAGACAGGGATGGAACTATCGTTCAGTTTGTTAAAGAAGAGAATGAAGCTTGGCATGTCTGCGGGGCAAATCCGTTTACTATTGGCATTGAGCATGTCGATATGTGGACTATCCCGACCCAGAAAGCCCTGCAGGGTGGCTGTATGGGTCAGACGCAATGGTGGACTAATGAACAGTTAAAGGCATCAGCAGAGTTAACGGCGTATTTATTAAAGAAATATAAACTTCCTATGGAGGCGATTATAGGGCACAATGATGCCATGCTTAGGCGTTTTGGGAACAACCATCAGGACCCTGGTATAAGGTTTCCCTGGGATGTTTATAAACGCCTTATAAGAGAAGTCAGTGTTACGGAGCCGATGGCAGAATTAGACGTTATAAAGGCAGATACCCAGAAGGCAGTTAATAAGGGCGGCCGACCCAGAAAGAATCGGTTGTATGAGTAACATAAATGTTACTGACCGTTACTTCCATTCTTTTTACTGTTAGCTATAACGACTGTGACAACGCCCACCAGAGCTCCGACAATGGTTGTAACCACTGCGGGGTCTAGGGTATAAGTTATATGCATAAGTGCTGCGACAAATGGCAATAAAATAACTGCCAGTACTCCCAGCGATAATGCGCTAATCGCTGCGATAACTACCCAGGATGCCATTGACTCCGCCTTTTAGTGCCGGCAGCTGTAAGCCGAATGACCCACTAAAAGACCAGCACAGAATCCTATGATAGCGCAAATAATATGTAGGATTTCGCACATCAATTTATGCACTCAGTTTAGATTTGAAATCGGACAGAAGCTTTGTAGCATCCTGTACGGCTTTTTTGGCATCATTGGCTAAGGCAACAAAGTCGGCTCCCAGAGTTGCTGCATCTGCCTGAACTGCAGCAAAATCAACACTCTTAAGGGCTTCTAAGACCTGCTTAAGCATTTCTAGTTCGCTAGCAAATTGACCTAAATTAAATTCTGGTTCCATATATTTTAACCTCTGGGTTTATTATAAGCTATCAGGCAGCCGATGAATCTGAATCGAATCCGCCAGCGGTTTCGGTTACCATTGGCACCTCTATAATGTTGTCGCAGGTTTCAGTAAAGGGCTCACCCCGGTTTTCAAATGAGCCGATAAATTGAGTCCATTCTTTACCTGTTAGATTAAATTGGTATTGCTCTGGGTTTCTAGCCTTTGCAATGAGCGAATAAGGAGTCATATATTGCGGGCTAAGTTGTACCAACGGCAGTGTTGGTGTTGCCGTTACCTGATAGCTGTTTCCAGTATGACCGGGGTTGCCTGTTCCTAATGTTCCAGACCCTGATGTAGATCCAGTACCACCACCAGCCACAC